GAGTCCTTCTTCGTAGTAGCGCAATCCCTGACGGGCAGCTGCGCGCATGTAGGCTGGCGGAGTTAGGTTGACTTGACGCATTTCGTCATCGTCTGAAATGTCATCCTCGACATCTGGTTCTTCGGTTGGCAGGTTCTCTACTACTTGGACTCTCTCTGCCTCAACCAAAACGATTAGGTCAGTTTCCATCCATACGCCATCTTCTTCGTCATAAACCTTGACCTCGAGGCGCGAGCCGTTGATTGCGTAAATCTCGCCAGTAATGATGTCATCGCCTGAGATGAACTGGACATACTGACCGACTTCTAAATCTTCTACATTCGCGCGCTTTTCACCGCATACGCCACACTTGCCATCGCAGTCCTCACACGGATTGCGGTATTCATTTTCACCGTTAGCACCTACCCTCGGTGTCGGATCGTAAGTGCCACCTGGTTCCATGTTCTCGGCTATTGATACGGCAACCATCTGCTCGATTGCAGATTGCTTGTCTTTGTGGCAACCGATAGCTTCGCCATCTTCTTTGACTACCGCCCAACCGGCGCACTCAGGGGATTCATTCCAAATAAAATATGGCATTTAGTGATGCTCGATTCTCAACCATGAAACGCTATGCGCTCCGCTATCTGAAACCATGTGCAAGCTTGCTCCTGGTGGGATTGTGAAAGTTTGCGTTGAACCCTTGTCCAATGGTAAACCGTTCGCGATTGTGACATCGGAGTTTCCCAAGAATAGCGTTTTGGTGTCCTCGTTGTTGCGAATAGTGAGGCTTACCCAATGCACCGAGTTACCATCAATCTGAGATGAAGTCGTGCCGATAATCTGAGTGCCTGAGCTAATCATTAGACCTCGTAAACGCTCTGCGGATCGTTAGGGTCAATCTGAGCGACACCTTGAAGCATTACGCTTGGAACGCCGGTGTGTGCGATTTCTGGCATTTGTAGCGCGGCTAAGACTTCGGCTGGCGAGAATCCTGCGGTTACTAGGCGCTGAGCCATTAAAACCTTCTTATCTTCCGCGATAAGTCCTGCATCGGCTAGTGAGATGTTAGCCAACGGAACACGCGCAGTATCTCCACCTTCTAGCGGTGGCAAGTCCTCATAACGGCGAACATCGTTTAGTGTTAGCCAGCCCGACTGCAATCCGTTCGAGTAAGCGGCAAAGCGAGAGTTGGCATCGCCTCGTAGTAGTCCGTCAATGGTGAACTTCACGAAAGCAAACTGACCGCCAGGCTCGGTGTTGAGTAGCGTCGAGAACGCACCCTCTAGCTTCTGGATAATTGGTCGGAGAGTGTGAGTCACGAAGGCGATGTTGTTTTGCTCAACGCTTGAGTAAGTGTTAGTTCCTGGTAGCCCTAGCAGGTTGGTAGGAATGTTGAACGCGCGAGCGACATCCTCAACTGCCATACGGCGAGAGTCAATGAACTGCGCCTTATCGTTCTCGATGCTGGTAGAAACGAACTTTGCGCCACCGGATAGAACGCCGACCTTGTGCGACTTGCGGAACCCACCGTGCTGAGATGAGAAGCTTGCGGATAGATCGCGAGCCTGTTCTGGTAGCAGGTTGCCTGGGAACTCGATGTGTCCAGCCATCGAAACGCCTTGACCAAAGAACCTAGCGGCGTAGGACTCTAGTGCGATTGCGAGTCCGAAGTTTTCCTTGAGTGCATCAACGCGTGAGATACCACGAATCTCGCCTGGCTTTAGGACATCAACGATGTGAAGAATCTGCTCGCTGGAAAGTAGTTCATCATTCGCCTGAAGTCGGAACATCACTCGACCGATGCCGTTGCGCACGACCTCTACATCGCGAGGGTTCAGGACAACAAGATTCAGAACTCTACCCGAGGCATCGCGATAGACACGCACGAACGCGTTGCCATCGAGAAGCATAGACACGATTACCGCGTTGTAGAAGGGTTCCTTTGACACTAGGTCAACATCTGGCTTTTGCACCCATTCTGGTCTTGGTCGGAAAGCACGGCGCTCACCGTCTACGCGAATGTAGGCATCGAGTGGCAGGGTAGAGATTGTGTCAGCAATCAGGCTAACGGCTGAGAAGATGGCGTTGACCTTGAACACCGAATCTTGCGTGACATAGGTTCCAGACTGGTTACCTAATACGAGTTCGTCACCGTTACCCCATAGGGTTTGAAACGAGATTGACCGCTTTTGAAACAGTCTGTCAAATACACTTGCCATAACCAGCCTTAGACGAAAAATTGCGGAACTAGCGGTTCTTCTTCCATTCTACTAGCCGTTGCTCTATCAAAGGCAAGAACGGCTGCTACTGCAGCGTCTATTCGGCGTTGAGAAGCTCTGTTTTCTTTCACGATGCGAGGGCCGAGTTGGTCAACCTTGATAACCGCGTTCATCAAATGTCGCGCTAGTAGTGGGTTGCCATCGTGGATCATCTTGCCATCAACTACGGCATCGTAGAACTTGGCGCAAGCCGGAACCATACGGCGAGCGTTGGTCGAAGGATACTCAACGATTGGGTAGCCTTCTTCCATCAAGACTTGCATTGTGCGTGTCCAGCGGTAAGGGTCACACGCGATTTCCTTGACATTCGGGTTTGCCTTCACAAACTGGCGGATAGTTTCTTCGACCTCTAGGACATCTACTCGCCAAGTGTCATCGTGAATGTTTGGGTCTTTTTCCCAAGCGCCAACAATGCCAACCTGCGGAACTTCTTCGATGGTCGCGAAGGTCACAACAGTCGCATCCCCAGAAAACGAGCCGTCAAGCCCTAAAACATAGTCCTTGCCATCTAGTGAGGTATCGCCTGCGCAAGTGTCCCACGCGCCCGTTGGTAGCCAGCTAACGGCACTAGAAACCCATTGGTTACAGCGCTTAGTTCGGAACTCTGGCTCTGGTGTTCGGCGAACCGCTGACTCGAAGTCCTCGGCAGAACAGATGTCACCGAAGCCAGGGTTAGCAACTTTCCACGCTTCAGGGTCACGGTGATCCGCTTCGGCTGGTGCTTCCCACCAAGCCATGAAGAACGAGGGGTCATCCACCTCGCCACGCGCGACCTTCTGCCCATACTGATAGAGCGAGTATGCGATTGAGTCTTGACCAGTTGTGTCGGTGCGAACGCCAGCGGTTGTGATGGCGATGAGGGTTGATAAGCGACCACGCGCACCCATAGCAAGCGACATAACATCAAACAACTCACGATTTGGCTGAGCGTGAAGCTCATCGAAAATTGTCGCTGACGGGTTGAGGCCTTCTTTGGAATAAGCTTCGGCTGATAGGACACGATAGACCGAACCTGCCTTTGGTAACTCGATGGCATCACGGTAGAGCTTCGTGATTGCGCTGAGTTCTGGTGAAGCTTCAACCATGCGCTTAGCATCGGCAAACACAATACGGGCCTGTTCCTTTTCAGCAGCGACCGAGTAAACCTCAGCACCGCGAGCGCCGAGAATCAGCGAGTAAAGACCAAACACCGAACCGAGTGCTGACTTGCCGTTCTTGCGTGGCATCCCGATCAGCGAGATGCGGTGTCGGTAGCCTTCATCATCGCCAGCGAAAACATGGCGCATTAGTTCTTTTTGCCATTCGCGAAGATGCAGGGGTTCGCCAGCTTTTCCAGCTATCGAATCTTTCGTGACTATTCCAAAGGCTTCGGCAAAGTCAATCGAAACCTCGCCCTCGCCGTTGTCTAAGTCACTCTGCGGAACTGGTGTCAACCATTGGGGTGGCCACACGGTTTGCCTTTCGCATCTGGATTTCTTCTAGCTTAGACATCGCCTTGACTTCTGCAACGCCTAGCTTGCTTCGGTCGGATGGTGTAAACCCAAGCAGGGACAGATTGCTAATGATTTGACGATCTAGTTCGCGAAGTCCTCGCCGGAGTCGCGCATCATCTGTTTGCATTACCTTCACGCGCAAGTTCCAGCGCTCGTCAATCATTTCGCAGGTCATTAGCAGAAGCTCTGAGTCCGTATTTGGACTAATCCAATTCAAGCCCTGCTCCCACACCTTGTCCCATAACTCTCGACCGTATTTAAGTAATGGTCGGCTTGGTTCGGGTATCTCAGTTGCGCCTGGGAGAATTTGAAGCGCCCCTAGCTCTGGCAGCGGTCTGCGCCCTGGGTTGCCCAATAAGCGCTTTTGCTCTAATGGCTTTGATGGTCTACCGGCTGGCATTAACTAGCTCGGCTTTCTGGCCCGTCAAGTTTTCCCATCGCTGCAAAATGGCATCAACATACTTCGGGTCAAGTTCTACAATCGCCGCCTTAAGCCCTAGTTGCTCACAGGCGATAAGTGTTGAACCAGATCCGCCGAACTGGTCAAGGACTAGGTTGTCTTTCACGCAACTGTTTTTGAGTAACTTGCTAACGAGTGCGATTGGCTTCATAGTCGGGTGAATGTCGTTCTTGCGTGGTCGCTTTTCGCGCACTACTGAGGTTGCGCTGTAGGCTTGCTCTAAAACTTCGAGCAATTCTGTTTTACTCATTTTTGTGTAATCAGTTTTATCAAATTCCACGACTGTTGTATTGGTAAATGGCCCATACCATGCGTGTGCCGCCCCTGGCTTCCAGCCATAAAGAATTGGCTCATGTTGCCAGTTGTAATCCTGTCGACCTAACACTAAAGAATCTTTCACCCAGATAAGACATTGCTTAAGAAGCCAGCCCGACTTTTCCATGTTGTGCCTAAAAGCTTCTCCGGCTGAATCAGCATGGCAGACATAAATTGGGCCACCTTCTTTTGTGTTGACAATTGCCGCTGCATAGAAGCGGTAAAGAAACTCGGAAAATTCTTCCTCTCCCATGTCATCATTTTGAATAGTTAGCTTGTCTTTAGTTCCGCCTTCGTATGCCACGTTGTATGGTGGGTCGGTAAATATGCAATCTGCAAGTCTGCCCTCTAGTGCCGTTCTAACCACCTCTGGGTCGCATGAGTCACCACAGACAACACGGTGATTTCCTAACTGCCAAACATCACCAAGTTTGGATCTGTATTCAATTTCCTCTGGGTATTCATCCTCAAAGGTTTCAATATCTAAAACTGGTATTTCGGGAACTTCAAATCCAAATCCTGCAACTTCAATCCCTGCCGCATCAAGCTCACGCAGTTGTTGTTCTAGCACGTCTTGGTTCCATGTTGCCAGTTCTGCGGTTCGATTGTCTGCCAATGCGAACGCTTTAATGCGGTCTGCATCCCAATCCGCCGGCACTCTAACGGCTACTATTTCAGTCCAGCCCAAAGACTTCGCTGCCTCGACAGTTCCGTTCCCAGCGGCGATGATGTTGTCTTGCGTTATCACGATTGGTTTGCGCTGTCCGAACTCGCGAAGCGAGCCAGCAATGGCTTCAAGGTTTTTCTGATCGTGCGCTCGCGCGTTGTTTGGGTCGGGGGTCAGGTCGGTTATTGCTATGGTTTCAAGCTTCATCTTTTCCGCTTTCTTTTTTGATTATTTCCATGATGTATTTGGGTGACCAGGCTGCTGCCGGCGTTTGTGTTTCTAGGTCTTGAAGTAGTTTGATTATTCTGGCGCGCTCGGCGTGAGTTGCATTGTTGTATCCTGCTCGCCAACCTGTCATGTATGACTCAGCTTTATCGTTCATTATCTTGCTTCCATCTAAGCCAGCGCTTGTGATGTGTCTTGCAAAGTCCTCGCGCGAAGTATCCTTCGGTGCAGTTTGGATAGTGACAGTAGCGTTCACTCGCTCTCAATTCATTGCCTCTTGGCGGAATCATGTATTGCTCGATGTCGGAATTGTCGCGCTTGATTCTTTGCCGTTTGCCAATAGATTGCCGATAACGGTATAGCGCGTTGTGGTGCGCATTGCAAAGGCCAAGCCCTCGGTGAGGTCTTTGACACTCAGGAACTGAACATTGCTTAGGTGGGTTGCGCTTGTCAGTTGGTTTAGCAATCTTCATGAGCTCAGGGCCAGTCATCGGCGGAACTTGAAAGCCGCGGTGAAGTTTTGGCAGGTATCCGTAGATGCGCTTGGCAATGAATCGGCTTTGCGTTATGTGTTGCGGCTGAATGCAGTCAGCGTGTTTGCAGATTCGGTAACCGATCATGTATGGCTTGCCGTATCTGTCGACTGGCTGATTCCAAAGGTCTGAGAACTTATACGCTGGAACGCAACG